AGATATGCCCGGAGACAACTTCGGGTTTATCTATGAAGTAACACATCTACCAACCGGTAGAAAGTACTTAGGAAAGAAACAACTTATTTCTGTTACAAAAAAAGCTTTAGGTAAAAAAGAATTAGCTTTAATAACAGATAAAAGAGCTAGTAAATCTAAAATAGTTAGAAAAGAATCTGATTGGAAAACCTACTACGGTTCTCACTCAGAAATAAAAGGCTTAATAAAAGAAGGTAAACAGTCGGAATTCTTAAGAGAAATTCTTATCTTTACTCCAAATAAAAAGCTTCATACATACTATGAAAACAAATTACTATTTATAAAAGGAGTAATAGAACCAGATTCCAACTATATAAATGATAATATAGAAGGAAGATATTTTAGAAAAGATTTCTTATGATAAGATTAACAGAAATAGTTGGATTACCAACCCTACAGTACCATTTAGATAATAAACTAACACTATCTGAATGTGTCTACAGGTACTCCTCTGACTCGTTTATACAATTGTTTGCTGAAGCAAGACAAGCCCTAAGAGACGGTAAAATAACTCTTGATGAGCAAGATGTTCTTCTATTAGAAACAACAGATATTGGAGAGTATGGAATGTATGAAGGACAAAAAGTACCTTTAGATCTTCCAATGGTTGATGAAGAACTTGATGAAGGAGAATACAGAGGTAAGGATGTTCCTTTAAACAAACCAAAAAGAGGAGGATCTAAAAAATTCTACGTTTATACTAAAAATAAAAAAGGAAATGTAGTAAAAGTATCTTTTGGAGGTACAACAGGATTGAATGTTAAGATCGACGAGCCAGGAGCTAGATCTTCTTTTGCAGCTAGACATAAATGTGCTACTAAAAAAGATAAAACAAAACCAGGATACTGGGCTTGTAATATCGGAAGATATTGGAAATCTTTAGGAGGAAGTAGAAATTTTAACGGTTATTGGTAATATGAGACCTTATTTTCAATTAGAGACAACAGAGTATCTTTATAGAAAATTTACAGAAGATACTCCAGAAGAAGAGTTTGTATGGCATAGAGATGAAAACGATAGAGAGGTAGAAGTATTAGAATCTACCGATTGGATGTTTCAATTCGATAATCAATTACCGCAGGTATTAAAAGATAAAGTTTTTATACCAAAAGAGGTCTATCACAGACTTATAAAAGGAACAGGAACGTTAAATGTAAGAATAAAAGAATACTAATGATACAAGATATAATAGCAGGCATAATAGTATTAGGTGCTTTTGCAATTCTATTAAATACTTTACTATTTATAATTAAACCTAAAAAGAAGTAACAATAACTATAAAATTCTAATGGACGGAGGAAACATAGCGTATTATTGGATAGCAGCGGTTGTTACCTTAGCATTGTATTTAATCATAGAAGAATATAAAAGAGATAAATAATGAAAAAATCAGAATTGAAAAGAATCATCCAAGAAGAATTAAAAGGATATTCAAAATATGCTCCAGGTGGAGAGACTAAAGGAGGTACTACAGATGATTTTAGAAACATCTTAACAACAATTGCAAAGCAAGGTACTGAAGAAAAGGAATCTGTTTCTGAAGAAGCTTCTAATATACAAAGACTTGATATTAGCTATACTTTCCCAAACCAAAGATTCTACTCAATACACGTAGACAATAAGAAAATATCTAACTACGAAGAAGCAAGCCAAATTATAAACAGTCTTACAGGATTAGATCTTCCAGAAAGAGCTGATTACACTGACCCAGAGGTATCTAAAATTGTAGATGCTTTAAAAGCAAAAGGTATTCAAGCTGGTTCTTACGAAATGGATATAACCTAAGAATAAATGATCAGCCTTTATAACATACTAAAAGAGGTAATCACACCAACTCAAGAATATCAAGAACTTGTTAACGATATTGTTGATCAAGGAGGAGAGTATTTAGGAGAAGGAGATTATGGAGCAGTATTTTTAGTAGGAAATAAAGTAAAAAAAGTAACTACTGATTCAGAAGAATTAGAAGATGCACAGCAAATAAAAGGACAAAAAACTAAATACTTTGTATACATATATGATGTAGAAGTTAGAAATCCAAAACTAGGAATCATCACAATGGATAATCTAGAACCTTTTACAAGATCTGAACAAGATGTTCCAATTGACGATATCATGGAAGAAGCAGACATGCTAGGAATATATCCAGACTTAGAAGGACCGGGAGGTTCAATTAAGATGGATAACATAATGCAAGATAGGTATTATGGGAATATAAAAGTAATAGACGTATAATGGAAAACACATTTGACTTAAAAAAATTCTTAGTAGAGAATAAGTTAACAAACAATTCTAGAATATTAGAAGTTGATACCGAAGAAGCAGCTTTTGATTCTGAATTAGCACAAGCAGCTAATGATATTGCAGGAGCAATTGGAGCAGAACTAAAAAAGAAAGATCCAAAACAATTAGATGAGTCAATCATTGGAGGAACTGTTGCTCTTGTACTAACAACAAATGCAGTAGTAGGTTTTATATCAAAATACTCAGCAAAACTATTTAGACTGCTAAACTATAAAAAAGGAGAAGATATAGCAGAAAAGATACACCACTGGGCTCATGATAATGAAAAGAGTTTTCAAACTCCTATCAGAAGAGTTTTAGGCTTTTTCGTAAAAGATCCAAAAACTTTAGAGCTATTAACAAAAAGTGTATATGCAATAATAGTAGGAAGTATGGCAGCTGGATACGGTGCAGCAGCACTTGATAAACTATCACATGCAGAATGGTTCCAAGGAGCATTATCATCACTAAAAACAGTAGCAAAATCAGAGGAAGCAATAGTAAATGCATATCCTGCAATTAGAAAATTATTCGTATAAAATAACATTATGGAAAACACATTTGACTTAAAAAAATTCTTAGTAGAGAATAAATTAACTAAAAACTCTAAGATACTAAGTGAAGTAGAACAGTCAGTAGAAATTGCTAATAATCTTAAGAAGATAAAAGTAGATGCAGAAGCAGTCATTTCTATGGCAAAAAAAGGTATAGAAGATCAAGAGAAGTATGCTGGATTAAATAGAGATGTTGATATAGATGTACAAGCAGTTGAACAGCAAATAGAAGCAGTAGAAGATGCTTTAGAGAGAATAGAAGACTATGCTGGAGACGGATGGGCTGTAGATATTGAAGATGTAGCTAGAGAAAAAAATATAGCTGAATTACAGAATATGTTAGAGACTCTTATAAATGAAACTGATAAGCTACACTCAGTGTATACAGGAAAACCGTTACAAGAAGGAGAATTAAACGAAGGTTGGAAACAATGGGCACTAGGAGCTATTTCAGCATTAACCGTATTAGGAGGTGGAGCAGCATTAAACAACTATCAAACAGCAGATCAAGGGAAACCAGATATAGAGCTAGTACAGACTCAAAAAGATAAGACAGGGCAAAGTGATAGTAGGGACTATAAAGTGGCCGACGATAGTGACTATACTCGCGGACAATTACTCCTAAGCAGGTATACAATACCATCCTATAGAGCCGAAATGGAAAAATTAGGAGAAACAGATATGAATGTAGAATTCTTATTAAAGTATTTAAAAACATTTAAAGATATAGATAAACTATCTTATGATGAAATAGATCACATAGGTAGGACAGAAAAAAAAGCTATAGAAAAAGTATTAGCTATAAAATTCTAAGTAAATTATAAAATAATTAAAGAAAGGCTTGTTTATTCAAGTCTTTTTTCGTATCTTAAGATGTCAATCGGTTATGTACGTATATGAGTAGTAATATATTATTAGGGTTTATAGAGAATGTCTTAGGTAAATCTCATAAGAGAGCAAGAGAGAACTACGCTTTTACTTGTCCTAAATGTAATCATCATAAGCCAAAACTAGAGGTAAACATGCATACCAATGAAAAAGGTGAGAATCCTTTCGAATGCTGGGTATGTGGGTTTAAAGGACGTACAATTAAGTCTTTACTTAAGCAGTTACAAGTACCTGCCGAACAAGCATATGAAATACTTAAATACGTAAGAAAAGGGGACGAAATAGGGTATGCTCCAACAACTTCTGTAGAACTTCCTAAAGAGTTTCAAGCACTTTATACAGCATCAACCACATCTATTATAGCAAATAAAGTAAGAAAATACCTCTACAAAAGAGGTTTTACCGATAGAGACTTCCTAAAATACAACATAGGTTATTGTACATCAGGAGAATATGCCGGAAGAGTTATTATTCCATCATATAACGAAAATAATCAACTAAATACATTTGTAGGCAGAACTTACGAGGATGCATACCATAAATACAGAGGTCCAGAGATTTCTAAAGATATTATAATGTTCGAAAACCTCATCAACTGGTCCCAGCCCATAGTACTTGTAGAAGGGGCATTTGATGCAATAGCAGTAAAAAGAAACGCAGTACCAATACTTGGTAAGTCTTTATCAAAATCTTTGATAAAAAAGATAGTATCAAGTCAGGTAGAAGATATATACGTAGCCCTAGACAGGGATGCATTTAAAAAAGCACTCTCATATACAGAACAGTTTCTGAATATGGGAAAGAAAGTATATCTAGTAGATATGCAAGATAAGGATCCAAGCGAGATGGGCTTTGCAGGCTTCACTCGTTATGTACAACAGGCAGAGGAAATGGACTTCGGAAAGTTACTCCGCTACAAACTATCATAATATGATACAAAAAGGACAAAATGTTCTATCAGAACATGCCAAAAAAAGGTTAGACTTTAAACCTGAATTAAAGCAGATTAATTTTTTAGATAGAAGGGTTTATCAACGATCGGAAGGAGTCTTTTATCCTTCAGTTACTACAGTACTTCAATACATGCCAAAGAATAAGTTCTTTGAATCATGGTTAAAAGATGTAGGACATAACTCAGACATTATAATGAGAAGAGCCGGAGATGAAGGTACTCAAACTCACAATGCAATCGAAGAACTATTAGAAGGAAAAGAAATCCAGTGGATGGATGATTACGGTAATGCCCGTTATAATGAATTAGTATGGGGAATGATTATGAAGTTCAAAGAGTTCTGGGATGTAGCAAAACCTGAACTAATCTTTACAGAAGAATTTACCTACTCAGATGAACACAAGTATGCAGGAACAGCCGATATCGTTGTAAAGATGAATGATGAGAATTGGTTAATCGACTTTAAGACGTCAAACCATTTACATAAATCATACGACTTACAGCTAGCAGCCTATGCTAAATCAATTGAAGAAACAAAAGGAATTAAGATTGACAGAACAGCTATTCTTTGGTTGAAAGCATCAACTCGAGGAGCTGATAAGAGCGGTAAGAAGCTACAGGGTAAGGGATGGGAGTTAAAAGTAGTAGATGAGATAGAAAAAAACTTTGAATTATTCAAATTAATCTATAAATTATACGAAATAGAGAATCCAACAACAGAGCCTAAATTCTCTTCATACCCAACCACTATCAAACTTTAGTACTATTTATTTAATATAATCGTTGGATATTCGAAAGAATATTCGTATATTTAGGTAAATAAAAAGGATAATGGGAGGAAACGTATTTGATAGTACAGCACCGATAAAAAAAGAGCATATTAAACCAACTCTATTAGAGTTTTTTAAACAGTTCAAACAAATATTTCCAAAAGCAGAACCATTCTTCAGAGAAATGAAGACTCTAGGATCTGTAGGAAAAAAAGACTATTCAGGGGATATTGACCTAGCACTTGCCGGGTCATCCTTTGATGATGTTGATGACTGGGGACTTGATAGAGAACATATCATGAAACTTTTTGAAGGTTTCAAGAAAAGAGCTAGAACTTCTACAGATGATTTGCTTATGAAAAGAGCAGTTATTGTGTCAATAGCTCAAAAGATATTAGAAGCTGATACGGAGATTCTTGCAGATATAAAAGGATCAGGAGCAGGAGCTTTATTCCTACTATTTCCACAATATGATGAAAATAAAGAAGCTGTAGGGCAGAACGTTCAAATTGATATAAACGTAGGAGATGTAGACTGGTTGGAATTTGCTTACCACTCAGCTACGTATACAGGAAACGTAAAAGGTCTTCACAGAACACAGTTACTTGTATCGCTATTCTCACATAAAGGATATACATTCTCTCACAATTATGGAGTGAAGAGTAAAGAAACACAAGAGATTGTAGCAAATACACCAGATCAAGCAATATTCCTTTTAAATAAAGAATATGGTTTAAATCTAGATAGGGATACAATAGGAGACTATTTCAAGTTAATAGAAGCTTTAGAAGCAGGACTATCTACAGAAGATTTACATGCTGTATACGATACTTATTTAAAAATATTAGATAGTACAAGAGCAGATATACCGGGAGAACTACAGTCTTATTGGATAGAAAATCAAGAAAGATTAGGGTTAAAAGGTAAATTCTTACCAGATGATTCAAACTTAACACAATATAAAGTATAATATGTCAGGAGTAGCAGGAGGAAATAGAATACTAAGACAGGATGTACAAGCCACGTTTAACAAATATGTAGATGAGGTTCTTAGACATATTCCTGGGTTTAAAAAAGCTTCTTTATCAGGATCTGTTAAAGCAGGATCAAAAGCTGATTTTGGAGACTTAGATATTATTACTTGGTTTGAAGGAGATGATAAGAAAGAAGTAAAGCAGAGGATTATCGATGCAATTTCTAAGCTTCCTAACAACGTAATTGTACCTTTTAAATCAGAAAAATATACAGGGAGAAGATATTATAACTCAGGAGAACTTATATCAGTACTATTTCCAATCGAAGGACAGCAGGATGAGTATATACAAGTAGATAACATCATTGCATTAACAGAAGAAGAATCGGTATTTAAAGGATCTTTCCTGGATCTACCAGCTGAGAAGCAAGGACTGTTATTAGGATTGACAAAAGTTATTTTACTTGAGGAGAACCCTGACGAAGTGTTTAGGAGAATGGGTATTTCAAACCTACCTCCACTTGAAGAAGGAGAGGAATATGAATTTAACCTATCATCAGTAAAACTGGCTTTAAGAAAAGTAAAACTTGAAAACTTTAAGGAAGTAGCAAGAGAGGAGATCTGGTCAACAACCAATTGGGGTACTATCAAAATCTTATTTAGAGGATTTAATATTGATGGATCTTTTGAAGACCTATTAGACGATATTGCAAGAAAGCTTACAAATGCTAGATCTAAAAACAGAGTAGCAGGAATATTTAGGTCAATGATATCTGTTAAATCAGGAGAGGTTGGAACAGCTAAAGGAAAAGGAAAAGAAGATGCTTTAGAGAAAGTAGCTCAAACACTTTCAGAAGCCTTAGACGATCAGTCATTGACAGTTGCATTATATGCTGGAGGATTTAAACCACCTCATAAAGCACATTACGAAAATGCTAAACTATTATCTCAAAATGCAGATAAGTTAATCATATTTGTAGGACCAAAAGTAAGAGAAGGAGTAAGGATTACTGCTGAACAATCAAAAGCTATTTGGGAGGTTTATGCTAAGTATCTGGCAACACCGGTTGAAATTGTAATAAGTCAAACAACTCCTATTAAAGATATATACGACTGGGTTGATCAAAATCAATCAGAGGTTGATAAGATTATAACAGGAACAATGGCTGATGAAAAAGGAAAATTTGCATACTTTATAAAGAATAAAGATAAGTATCCAAAAGTAGAGTTAAAAGACCTACCAGTTATAGTTGCAAAAGAGGATGATAAATTCTCAGCAACTGAAATAAGAAAATCTAAAGAGTATATGACATCAGGTAAATGGATTCCATCTATCATATCAAAGGAGGATAAACAAGCAATTATCGATATAGTAACTCCGGAGGAAGAAACATCAATTGAAGATAAAATGTTAGATACAGTGGATGAAGTATTTGAAAGCTTCTTCCCTAAAAAAGTTAAAAAGGTAAAAGAAGGAGCACTAGGAACCCCTATAGCAGCTTCTTCAGCAATTTCTTCCGAAGATAGGGCAGATCTAGAGAACTTGTATAAAGAGTTAAGAAGAAGTATTGATCTTAAGAAATTTAATTTAGATTTTCAACAAGATAGAATATACATTACAAGGATAATGGATTCTCAGTTAGTAGCAGACTATACACCTTACCAAGATGCTATACCGGAGAATGTACAGCAAGAAAAATTTGACTACACGCCATACATAGCATCTCTTTTAGAGTATATGTTAGAACAGAAAATGAATATTACACCGTTACCGGAAGTAAAGATAAAGTATGATGAAGATCAAGCTAACGATTTCTTCGGTAAAACAGCTTACTACGATCCAAATAACCAGGAAGTAGTGTTATATGTAATGAATAGACATCCTAAAGATGTTTGTAGATCATTCTCTCATGAAATGATTCACCATATGCAAAACATGGAAGGAAGACTTCAAGGATTAGCAGGAACTACTAATACAAATGAAGACGACTACTTACAGGAAATAGAAAAAGAAGCTTACCTAAAAGGTAATATTACATTTAGAAACTGGGAAGACGGATTAAAAAGTGAAGACAATAAAGAGGTTATGGCAGAAGGGAGATATGATACAATAACAAATCGAGTTAGTAGTACTATTTTTAATCACTGGAAAAGAGAAGTAGAGGAGGGTAGTAAACTCTCTAGCTTTAGTGAATTTATTGAATCAGATGACTTAGCTTTCGATGTACAGGCTACACTAGTACTAAAACCGGGTACTAAGAAACTTAAAGTAGATGGAGGAGCAGACTACTCACCAGAAGGAGAATATGATGATGCTATTATGGTAACTTTCCAAATCGATCCAGCAATGCTACCTGAATTTTGGGAAGAAATTTCCATGAATCTAAAAGATGTTATTAGACATGAAATAGAGCATTTAACTCATAGTGATTCTGATAACCTAAAATCAGGTAAGTATATGGAAGATGATCAGTACATACGAGATTTAGTCAAACTAAAATTGTTAAAAAACAAAGAGTATTTTCTTTTACCAAAAGAAGTAGATGCAAACCTACAAGGAATGTATCTTAGAGCTAAAAAAGAAAAAAGACAATTTGCAGATGTTGTAAACACATACTTAGATGCTCAAAAAATTACATCTAAGGAAAAAGAAGAGATACTAACATTATGGCGTAAGAGATTACCTGCATTAGGATTAAAACAGACATTATAAAAATAA